TCTCCTGTGTTATCCAACGAACAGTCATCACTCACAATGGATTCATCCAAGACCGTCATTACTCAGGAACTATTGGGGCGAACTGAGCCGAGGTTGGTCACGCCGACTGCTGGGGGTCAAAGCTTTGGGCCTTCTATTGCGGCTTGGTCTGCGGATCATTTGGGTCGTGTGTTGTTTCCTTGGCAGGAACGTGCTTTGACTGATGCTTTTACGGTGCGCGACGACCAGACGTTTATCCACTCGAAGGCTTTGATTAGTGCGGCGCGTCAGAACGGCAAGACCAGCATGAACGCTGCAATTGTTGGCTGGGCTTTGTCGGAATTGCCACGCATTTGGGGTCGCCCGGTGCGCATCCTTTCTACGGCCCACGAGTTGAGCCTTGCGACCGAGGTGTTTGAGGAGCTGCGTGAAACGTTTGAGTTGTGGGAGGAGTCTGGGTTGTGCAAGGTGACGTGGGCTTACGGTCGGCATCAGGTCAAGATGGTTGACGGCTCGGTTTACAAGGTGACGTCTGCGACCGGTAAGAAACACGGCGGGACGTGGGACATTCTGTTGCTGGACGAAATCTGGGCCATGTCTGAGTCCACCATTTTCGGCGCACTTCTTCCTAGCCAGATTGCGGTACCTAGCCCGATGTGTTGGATGACTTCAACGGCTGGCGACGAATCTTCTCGTGCGATGTTGAAACTTCGTGAGCAGGCACTAGCCCTTATTGACTCGGGCACTCAAGGAGACCTGTATTTTGCTGAGTGGTCGATGCCGTCGGTAGACCCGCTCGACTCAAACTATTGGGGTTATGCAAACCCGAGCCTTGGGCGCACTATCACGGTCAAAGGTTTACAGGCTGCAGCTGCGGCACCCGACCGTAACCAGTTTCTTCGTGCTCACTGCAACTTGTGGGTGGCGGCCGCATCGTCGTGGTTGCCTGTCGGCATGTGGGGCGACCGCGTCGCGGAGGACCTAACCCACGACGGCGGTAACTCCATTCTGGCTGTGGACTCGGCTGTGGACGACTCAAAGTACGTCGGGGTCTGGTCACGGAAGAACACCGCAGGAGAAATCCTTGTGTCGGTACGGTTCACCACGGACAGCATCGCCCAGCTGTGGGAACACATCGCCCGAGTGCTTGACGGTGATCCGAAGGTCACGCTGGCTATCACCCCGTCGTTGGCGCTGCACTGCCCTGAGAAATACCAGCGTCGCAAGATTGAGTGGGGCTACGGCGAGCTGTTGAAGTGGACCCAAATTGTGCGCTCGCTTATTGGGGAGAACAAGATAAAGCACGACGGCGGTGAGATGCTTGCCGAACATGTCGGTCGGGCTGTGCTGGTACGCGCACAGAACTCGGTTGTGATCTCAAGCCAACGCTCGCCCGGTCCTATCGAAGCTGCACGTTGTTTGATTGCCGCCAGCGCGTTGGTGTCTCGCCCGCCATCATCGGGTCGAGTCGCCTTCGGAGTTTCTGCGTAAGGTACTTGCATTTGCAACTAACCCGTGGCAGACTTCGACCACATGGGTATTTTCTCACGCAAGGTTGAAACGGCGCACTTCGCTGCCGCCCCCGTCAAGGCTGCCGCTGGTGCAGCCAATGTTGGCAACTTCCTGTACTACCAGACAGGCTCGGACGAGATCAAAGCGCTGTCGGTGCCGACGGTGTCCCGTTCTCGCGACCTGATTGCTGGCCTTATCGGCTCGCTCGAGTTGAAGCACTACAGCAAGCAGTGGATGGGCGACAACTACGAAGAAATCTATCTACCGCTTGAGCCTTGGATGGAACGCCCAGACCCGAAAGTGTCACGCTCGTTCTTCTATGTAAACATCTTCAGCGACCTGTTCTTCTACGGTGTCGCCTACGCCTATGTGACTCGCCGTTACGCCCCGCAAGGTTCTGGCGCACAAGGTTTCCCCGCAGCGTTTACATGGCTTCCTGCGTCAAACATGTCAAGCACTCAGCAGACTGGTTATCCGCAGTTTTACGGCCCGTCGGACGAGCTTGAGTTCAACGGCCAACCGATAGACGTAAACAACGTCATCCAGTTCATCAGCCCGATCGAAGGCATCTTGAAGATTGGCGCACGCGCTATCAACACCAGCATCTACTTGGATCAGGCAGCGGACCGTTACGCCCAGCTGGAAACAGTGCCGGGTTACCTGCAACAGATTGACGGCGAAGACCTAAGCGGTGAGGACCTTGGATCTCTCGCTTCGGCTTGGGCTAACGCCCGTAAACAGAACGCCATCGGTGCCTTGTCGCGCCAAGTTGAGTTCCGTGAATACAAGCAGAACCCGCAAGAGGTCATCTCTGACCAGCGCAAGTATCAGGCGCTCGAAATGGCTCGCCTATGCAACATCCCCGCGTACCTTGTCTCAGCCCCCACTGAGGGCGCGTCGATGACATACCAAAACGCAGAGCAGGCTCGTCAAGACCTGTATCTCTTCGGTGCTCGCATCTACCTCGACTGCATCGAGCAAACCTTGTCGGGTGACAACGTCTTGCCACGTGGTCGTTATGTCGAGTTCAACATGGAGGACTACGCAGGCGTAGCCGAGGACTCCCGTGATCGTTCAATGGAGGACGCTAATGATTGAGTTTGTTTCTGTGCCCATCACGCTTGACGCTTCGGCGGGTGAGGAAAGCCCCCGGACGATTACGGGTGTGGCAGTTCCTTGGGACACGCCCGCCCAAGTGTCAAGTGGTGAATCTGTGCTTTTCCGTAAGGGTGCTTTTGACGTAAACGCCAAGGCCCCTAAGTTGCTCGAAGGTCACGACATGACGCAGCTGCGTGGTGTTGTTACCGAGATTGTCGAAGCCGATGAGGGCCTGTTGTTTACAGCCAAGTTTGCTAAGACCCGCGCCGCCGACGAAGCCATTGAGTTGGTCAAGGCTGGCGCGTATGACTCTGTTTCGGTCGGTGCAGTACCGGTCAAGTTCAAGTACGACAAGAACGGCGTCATGGTGGTCTCCAAGGCCAACCTAATCGAGATATCGCTCGTCGCCCAGCCTGCATTTTCGGATGCAGTCATAACAGAAATCGCTGCGTCTCAACCTGAAGAGGAAGACGCTGTCGAACCCAACCCAAATGACATTCCTGAGGAGGAAACCATGTCACAAGAAACCCCAGCGGTTGAGGCTTCGGCTGAAATCGTTCCAACAGCCCCCATCGTTTTCGCAGCTGCGAAGCGTGAAGTAAAAATGCCAACCGCAGTTGAATACATCGCTGCAGCAGTCGCAGGTGGCGACCAGTGGCGTGCAATGTCCGAAGCAATTCGCGCAGGTGCACCAGACATCGTCACAACCGACACACCCGGTGTTCTTCCTACACCAATCGTGTCGCCTGTTTACAACAACTTCATCGGTATTCGTCCAGTTGTGGACGCAGTTGGTGTACGCGCAATGCCCGCAGGTGGCAAGGTGTTCATCCGTCCAGAGGTGACCACACACACCAGCATCGGCGCAAGCATCGGTGAGCAGTCACCAACAGCCGGCACCATGGTCGTGTTCAACAACCAGTGCACCAAGCAAATTTTCGGGGGGTATGTAAACATCTCCGAAGCCGATATTGACTGGAGTGATCCCGCAATCTTGTCCGTCGTGCTTGACGACATGGGCCGTATCTACGCAAACGCCACCGACAACTATGCAGCGGACCAGTTGGCTTCTGGTGCAACAGTTACCCAAGCATTTGCTAACGCGTCCTACCAAGACCCTGCTTACTGGCAGACATGGGTTGCAACTGCAGCAAAGACCATTTTGAACTCGTCAAACGGCAACCTCCCAGGTCACTTGTTTGTCGACCCAACGTGGTGGGCGTATCTTCTCAGCCTTTCAGACACATCGGATCGTCCGTTGTTCCCGCAGGTTGGCCCAATGAACGCTTACGGCAACCTTGGTGTAAACCAGTACGGCGGCAACGCTTTCGGTTTGCAAGTTGTTGTTGACCGCAACTTTGCAGAAGGCACCATCATCGTCGCAGATGCATCTGGCTACGAGCTTTACGAACAGCAGAAGGGCGCAATCAGCATTGACTCACCATCGACGCTGTCACGCACAATCGCATTCCGCGGATATTTTGCAAGCTTGATGATTGACTCCAGCAAGTTTGTCAAGGCTGCAATCGCCTAATTACTAGGTAGTTCGGGAGAGGGTCTGAAATGGCAGTAAGCACTATCACGCATGTGCGACGCGTAGACAACTACGCGGCTGTCCAGACCCTTACCGACGCCGAGGTTCAGCCGGGCGACTCCGTCACGATCGGTGCTGTTGCACTTACTGGCTTCAACGCCACAGCGACAGTTATCTCAACCGAACCGTTTTACTTAGATGGCGTGGACGACGAGGGGTATCTAGTCTTCGACTATGACATCCCCCGCCAGAACCAAGTCATCTATGTAAACAACGGAGCCGACGTTGCTTATGAGGCCGAGTCTGGGACTTTGACGTATACGCAGTCGGTGTCGTGGATCGTTGCAGCCGACGTCACTTCATGGCTCGGCATTGACGTTGCCACCGCTAACGACACAGCCTTCGTGGGTGTTTGTGTAAACGCCTCCAACGCTTGGTGTTATCGCAAGCGTCGTGAGGCTGGCTACATCGACTCGATGACTACGGTGCCTAGCGCCGACGTCAAACTCGGAACCGTTATGTATGCCGCCACGCTTTACCGTGAACGTGGCTCAGTGGACTCGTTTGCGTCATTTGACTCAATGGCGATCGGTGCTTCACCGTCGGCAACGCTGGGTCGCATCATGCAGCTTCTTGGCTGTGGCAGAGCGCAGGTTGCGTAATGTCATCGTCGGGCATCCTGTATGACGCTGTAACGGCCTGCAAAACAGCGCTCACGGCTTTGGGCCTTGTGCCGATTACTGACCCGCGTAACGCTCGCCCCCTTTCCGTTCTCATTGAATTGCCCACTGTCACCGCGTTTACATACAACGTTGGCGACATTGAGCTACGCCTACGCGTCTTGGCCCCACCCCCGGGCAACCAAGATGCGGGCGATTATCTCATGCAAATCGCGGACCAAATCATGAACAGCCCCATCGCGGTCACTGATCTACGACCCGGTCTTGCGAGTGTCGGCGGGCAAGACCTACCGACGTATGACCTATCCGTAGCCATTGCTGTAAAAAGGAGCTAACCATGGCAACCACAACTTTCCTATCCAACGCGACCATCAACATCACTCAGGGTGCCACCACCTATGACTTGTCTGACCAAGCGAACCAGTGCACACTTACCATCGGCTCCGACTCGCTCGAAATCACAGCCTTCGGTGATACGGGCCACAAGTTCGCACCGGGTCTTCAGTCGGTTGACGTAAGCATCACTTTCTTCTTGTCGTACGGTGGTACAGGTGCCACGTCGGAAGTAGAAACAGCGCTTGCAGCGATGGTCGGTCTCGGTACCACCACACTCGTCATTAGCCCATCGGGCACGACCGAGTCTGCGTCTAACCCTGAGTACACGATCACCAACGCAATGCTGGCGTCGTTTACACCTATCAACTCGACCGTGGGTGAGATGGCAACCGTAACCGCCAACTGGGTCGGCGGCACTTGGGCACGCGACATCACCTGATCCAACACATAGGGAGAAACTATGAAACTCACATTGCAAGTCACCGAGCGTGACCAGCACTACACCGTCACGACCAACCTTGGCGTGATTGTGGCTTGGGAACGCAAGTTCAAGCGCAAAGCGTCACAACTGGGCGAAGGCATCGGAGTCGAGGACCTAGCGTTCATGGCGTGGGAGTGCTGTAAACAAAACAGCATCTCCGTGCCGATTGTCTTTGACGAATACGTCAAGCGTCTCGAGAACATTGAAGTGGTGGACAACGAACCTGTAAACCCTACGACCGAGGCTCATACAACTACGGACTAGCGTCTTTGCTACTTCGCACAGGGTATTGGCCTCCTGACATACCATTTGACCTAGACACACTGGCGACAGTGCTAAAGGCAGCCGAAGACATGAAGGAGGGCTGATGCCATACGACGCAAACATGGAGTTTGTTGGTTTGCGTGACACCATCCGCGCTCTCAACAAAATCGAGCCGGGTCTTCGTAAACAGTTTGTCTCCGATGCTCGCCGTATTGCCCAGCCCGCCGTTGATAACGTGCGCCGTGGCTACACGAAAGTGCCGCTGTCTGGTATGTCGCGTAAGTGGTCGCAGGATGGTCGGCAGTTGTTTCCGTTTACAGTCGCTAAGGCCCAGCGTGGCGTACAGGTCAAAGTGGATACCGACCGACGCACCGACAACACCATCTCAATTATTCAACGCGATCAGGCAGCCGCCATCTTTGAGACTGCGGGCCGACGCAACGCCAACAGCCTCGAGCGTTCGCTAGGTGAGTTAGCACCGGGTCGCACACGCATTATCGGCCCCGCTGTTTACAGGTCGCGCCGACTGTTTGAGGATGAGTTGCGCGCATCCATTCTCCGTGTCACTAAGCGCGTACAGAAAGAACTGAACTAATGCTGTCGATACCTATCTCAACCACGTTCGCAGGTCAGGGCATTCAGAAGGCCATCAAGTCCTTCAAGCAACTTGAGACGGCTAGCGACAAGGTCAAGTTTGTGCTCAAGGCTGGCGCTTTGGCTGGCGCTGCGGCTTTTGCTGCGTTAGGTGCTGCTGCGTTTCAGGCTGGGCAACAGTTGGTCGGGTTTGCTCGTATGGCTGCCGACGATCAGAAAGCCCAAAAGCAGTTAGCGCTGTCTATTCGTGCGTCTACTAAGGCTACGGATGCCCAGATTGCGTCGGTTGAGGATTACATTGACGTGACCCAGCGCGCTGTCGGTGTGGCCGATGATGAGTTGCGTCCTGCGTATGC